AAACCACTTAAAGCGTACCTGTCTCCAGAGTTAGTGTTTCCGTAAAGTATTTTGGAAACAGGATCAAAAGCAATTTCTCCGGGGGCGTCCGCTGGAATAGTAACTTTTCTACTTGTGCCAGACTCAGTTGGTTGGAACATCGCCAATTCACAATAGTAACTGTGCTTAACTTGCTCCTGAGAAATTGGCTTTCGAGCAATTCTAAGAAGAGCCATTTCGGTACTATCCGCCGCGCCCGATCCAAACCCAAGGGAACCAATCGCAAGTTGTTGGAACGCCGTAGCAGATAAATCCGTATTGTTATAAGTATCAGCAACAAGGTGCCCATTTACAAACATATACATTTGATTGTCTTTACGCGTAATAATAACTTGGTTCCATACCACAGCATTACGAGTGTATGATGTGCTACCTGTACTCAACAAATTATTACCCGTAGCACCCTCAATACCGAAGTTTAAAGCCCCGTTGGTTTCAATAGTTAAGGCCCAACGTCCTGCGCCGTCACCGGAATCGGTTTTACGAAGCAAGATTTGGCGGTTTGTGTAGCTCGTGTTGTTGAACCACAGCATTATAGTAAAGTCGCCTGTACCCCAATCCAAAGCGTTCTCTTGTTCTATGCTGCTACTGGAGATATTCGCAGCGGGGTAACGAACCATGTAATTGGTGCTACTGAATGGACCGTAAGACACCAGATCGCAGTTTGCGTTGACAACTTGCTTTGGCACCGTACCAAAAACAACAGGAGCTACACTGTTGGTAACACGACTCTCTTCTGCCGCTCGCATACGAACGTAGTCAATAGACGCTGTTGCGCTTGTCGAACCACGTAAACCAACGCCGATACGATGTTCTGTAGCTGTAGCAATGAATGATGTTGTATAAACTTTATCGTTACCGGTTGCTCCATTGTCATCATTATCTGTCAGATACTCGTCTATCTCAGACGTTCCAGTCGAGTTGTAAACATAAATACCCGCTCGAACAGTTTGAGTAACAATGCGCATAGTTATCGTGTAACAAGCGCCCACCGTCAAACCAGACACGTTTTGCGTCATTGTAGTACGGCCAGAATTTGTACCACTACCGTTACGGTCTATATCGGCGTAGCCGCTTGCGTTCCAAGTAACGGTTGACGTTCCATCGCCGCTCCAGCTTGTTACGTTTGACGTAAAATCGGGGTTTGTTAAAAGCTCTGAACCTGTCACGTCCGTGTCGTCAGTGTCAGCAAGCATCGCACCCCAACACCACGCAGGCATGAATCCCGTATTAAACTCTGACGTTAGACGAGCTACCATGCCACGACCTTCGTGAAAGCGGTTACGCATGTATAAGGCCAAACCTTTTAGACCTGCTCGGGTGTTAATTACAGAGTTTGACGCTATAGCGTATCCATAATCAGTCGCCGCCATATCGTTAATGCGACCCACGAGCTGTCTATAGGCGTCTGTGCCGACTTCAGGATTGCCTGACGCAACACCAATATACTGACCGCCGCCGTTAGAAGTATAATCTACGAAACCATACTCCCATTTATCTGCGCGATATTGATAATACGTTGAAGAGTCACGGTTCCAAAGAAGTTCGCCTTTGTCCGTAAAATGAGGGTGTTCAAAACCCCACGAGTTGTGTGTGATTGCAGTAATTCGCCCCAAATCCGGCAACAAAACTTCCATGCTGGCTGCTGTCGCAATTCCCACATAAGGAGCGGGTAAGCCCGTAGAAGGATCAACCATGGCGTTATGGTCAATGTAAATTGCTAGACCTTGAATAGTACGATTAACAAGACCGGGAACCGTACCCGTTACCGTGTCACTTAGCGAATCATTACGGCGAATGATATTCTGGCGATTGTATTGGTTGCTTCCCGTAACACGTAAGAAGCCTTCATCACTAATAAAGTTGGCCTGACAGAACGCGCCCGTGCCACCTGTTCCGTAGTAGAGTATGCCGTTACCTGCGACAACGCCTTGGGAAGCGGTGCCGCCGCTGTAGAACATGCGCCCACCACCACAATTAAATACCATCCACATTGGCAAAGTAGGGTCGTCACCGTCGAAAATAGTAACAGTACCCGACTCCGCAACGATGATGGCGAGAGATGGGAACTCTCGACGCGCACCTCGAACTGAAGTGTTTAGCTGTTCGTTATACCAAGAAGTATGACGCGTGTTTTTACGCCAATTACCACCGTCCGAGTCTTGTGTCGTGTCATACACATAAATAGCAACAGCGGTCTCGCTAATTGTTCCATCTAGCGCGGCAATCAGTGCTTGGTCGGTAAGCACAGCGCCCGATACCGTTACGCCTGCAAGCGTCGTAGTACCACTAACATCTAAATCATCAGTCGATAAAGCACCTGTAACGTCAACGCCCGCAGAAGTAACGCGCATTCGTTCGCCACCGTCCACGTTTAGAACCATTTCATTGGTTGCAGTGTCGTCAAGCAATAGATAGTTGTTGACACTTTTAAGTGTTACACCATTGTCTGCTGAGATAGTTAGACCATTGGTTGTGTAAGTGTCATCTGTGTAAATTTTGTTTACGGGAGTAGAACTAGTATTAAATTGAAGCTCGTCACCTTCGTTATATAATACAATGTTACCGTCAACTGTAACGCCGTCCACAGTAGCCGTACCTGTGATGTCCACTCCGCTACTCGTCGTCGAGAGCTTTAACGACGCGTCGTAATACAGGTCAAAAGAGCCGTTAGCGTTTCCGACTGCCATGTTTTCACCAGCAGTAGAACGCAATATTACAAACGTCGATCCTTTTACTTGAGTCGAAGTAGTACCTTCTAAAATAAGAGCGCCAGTACCGTTGTCTTGAACGTAACTGTTAGACCCATCATGATAAATCTGTAGGTCCGAGCTGCCCCCAAAAGACGCTTTTACATTGTCTTGGAATTTGAGCTGCTCGTTTGCAGGCTCCCACGTCATTTTGGCGTTGGCACCTGTATCCTCGTAAAACTCGACGTTACCGTCGTCAGTAATAACTATGCGGTTTAATAAGGTGGTATCCGCATCATTTGCTTTTGTAGAAAAACGTAGCGAGCCTGTACCACCACTTACACCATTACTGTCAGCAGTTCCCGAAATAGCCGCATATCGGTCAACGTTGGTATCGCTATAACCAAAAACAATTTCGCCACCTGCGTCGTTAGTGGTGGTGTTGTTTATCAAAAGAATGCGCGAATCTAGCTCACCAATCGTAGTGGTGGTGCTAGTGGTGGGATCAATACGGACAAGCCCTTTTGCATCAGTTTGCAAAACTCGGGTTGTATTAAAATACAGACCAGTCTCTGAATCTAAATCAACTTGGAAAACAAGGTTGTCGCTTCCATCAAGAAAGTTGATGTTATTCCCGTTAGATTTAAAGTTTAAGTTACCTGTTCCCGCATCTTCAATGTAGTTTTGGTCGCTAGTGTGGTGAATCAACAAATCTTGGCCAGTACCAAACGCCGCCGCAACACCATCAATAAAGCGCAGTTGAGATTGCGCCCCATTCCAGATCATTTCCGCAGTAGCGCCGGTGTTTTCAAAGAACTCAACGTTGCCATCTTCCTTGACGCGCATGATCGAAACGGGGGTGCTACCTTGAGAAAAATCAAAGTAAGTGTTGGTACTACTGTCGTCATCATCAAGAATGATGCTCATGCCACCAGCACTAGAAATAGTGAAGCCCGCAGCTACATCGAGATCGCCGTCTTTAATCAACAAGCCATCTACTGTGACCCCTGCGTCTGTTGTTCTTTCGTTAATCGTGTCTGTGCTTACAGAAGTGAACACACCGGTACTAGCTGCGGTGCCCCCAATGGGGGTGCCGTCAATCGCGCCGCCACCAATATCTACTGAATTGGAGATTAAATTGGTGATGGTAAAGTTACCGGTGCTGTTGGCAATCGTAGCCGCAGCCGTACCGTCGTTAGCCGAAATGTTGCTGGTTTCGATGTCAGTAGCATTTACTACGTCATCTTTAAGCAAAACACTGTCAATTGTGACACCGCTACCCGCAGTGGTTTCGTTAATGGTATTGGTCGTTAACGCCTGACCATTGTCCATAATTAGGTTGTTAGCGCCCGAGGTGTTGCCGTTAGCGAGAACTTCCGAAAGCTCATTATTCGCACCGACCTGCGCATCAACATACGCCTTGATCGACTCAGAAGTAGACAGCTTGGTATTTGTCGCCGTGCCCATTGTGTCGTCATCAATAACACCGTCTACGGTAGTAGAACTGGCAATATTGAGGCTGGTGCTGGCAGTCAACGTCGTAAATGCGCCGGTGGAAGCACTTGCAGCACCTACGGTAGCACCGTCTACGGAACCGCCGTTAATATCAGCAGTGCCCGCCGTAAGCGTCGGCGTTGTAATTTCGGTAGCACGAAGCTTTGTAAATACGTCCGTAACAGTTGCAGATGCGCCCGCGCCGTCAAATTTAACGACCATATCAACCCCGGCAGGGATTTCTAGGTCATTGCTGGCGTTATAGGTGCCTTGGAAAAGCAAAACAGACTGGCTTCCGGCCAGACTGTTTCTGATAAATAGAATCTTTTCCGCGTCGTTTGGAACTAAACGAACATATGCGCTGCCTCCTAGATCAGAGGCGCTATAAATCTCAATCCATTTGTTACGGCCTTCGGAACCTGTCGTAGAGCCATTAACAATATTTAGATCATTGGGAGAACCAGAAGTACCCGCGCTGGTAAGCGTTACACGTACAGAGCCGTTTACGGCTTGGTCGATAATGTCAAAGTTGACATTGGTGGTATCGCCCCAAGTGCCCGATTGCTCCCCCGTGGCGGGTTTTTCGATTCCGAGGTTTACTGTATAGGTACTTGGCATCTCTTTAAATCCTTACGCTGCTATTCGCGTCCAGTTAGCATCTTGTGTTGGCGTATCCTCCGACCACGTAGGCGACTGACTTGGTGTAACTTCAATATACCCCGGATTCTGATCGGGAACAATATTTGAATACACCAGTACCTGTCCAACACCTCCCGTCGCAGCGATACCTGTTACATTTACGATAGCGTCAGACTCTACCGTCACGCTACCAACTCTTCCTGTACCGGCTACTCCACCTACATTAACATTTTGGTCAGTAGTAACTGAAACAGAACCGACAGCCGTCGTTGCAGACAGTCCTGTAACGGGGACATTTGCTTCCCCGTCTACTGTGGCTTGACCAACCTGACCTGTTGCCGCAATACCCGTTGGGTAAACATTTGCTTTTGCAACAACAGTTACAGAACCTACCGATCCGGTCGCTTGCAAGCCAGTAACTGGAACATTTGCTTCGGCATCGACTGTGGCTGTGCCTACCGCGCCTGTACCGGCTACACCCGTAACGTTAACGTTTGCATCTGCGGTGGTTGTAACGGAGCCGACTTCTGCCGTTAAACCCATTCCGATAACAGGGACGTTTGCGTCAGCAGTAGTGCTGACGGAGCCTACTTGGCCAGTACCGGCAACGCCGGTCACGTCCACATTGGCCGCGGCTATGACGCTTACAGAGCCTACTTGCCCTGTAGAAGAAACCCCAGTTACGGCTACATTGGCTTCCGCAACAACTGTTACGCTACCAACATTACCTGTGGCTTGTAACCCCGTAACCGGCGTATTTGCATCAGCGGTTACTGTTACAGAGCCTACCGAGCCCGTGGCAAACGGAAATCCGCTCTGGGACCATGGGCCTTCGCCCCAACCAGAGCGGCCCCAGCCGCCGATTGGAACGACAACATCAGTCATTACGCTATCCGAATAATCGCGTTACTTGCATCAGCAGTCGGAAACACAACGGTGAAGTCGCCTGCGGTGGAGGTTTTATCACCACCAAAATCCAACACCACAACAGTCGGGTTCGTTACCGAAATCGACGTAGTATTAGGTGTCGTATTGTAAATAAGCGCTCCACGTGCCGTAATAGTGGCCGTAGTCCACGTTTCGTCAGCAAAATCGGTAAAAGCCGTTGTGCCAGACGTGGTAGGGTCTACATTCGTTAGTGCTTGACCGCCCGCAGAGTAACCCGTCCCAGAGACTTCGTTGGTAGCCGTATAGGCTGTAGTCGAAGCATCGAAAGACGCGCTATTCGTATAAAGCGCGATGTTAAAAGTGTCGCCATTGGCGAGATCAAAGTCATGTACCCCAAAAAGAAGCTCTTTCTTGAAGGATGTACACATGTAGTTTCCTGAGAAAGCCATGTCACAGTCTCCTTATCAATTCAGCAAGCTCCTTGTGGCCTGCATCAGTTAACGCGTTGTACACAGTGGTTCTATCACTTTTTATCGCTTCGCGCATGTAAAATTCTAAAACTTTAACTAGCTGTTTGCGAAAGGCACGTGCCTGAGCCTGTATTGCAGGGGGTGCCGTGTCGCTAATAGAAATGACTTTCTGTGCGCAACGCTCTGCAACCTCCTCTGGAGTAAACCCACGATTGTTGGTGGTGTGTACTTCCACCTTAAAATCTGGATTTATGTTCAAATCAAGTGCTGGAATACTCATTGTTTGGGCCTTATCACCATACCAGTGCGATACTCATCTGTTACTTCTTTGGATTCGCCGAACATCTTCAGTCCTTGGATGGCTTCCATAAACCGTTTCTCGTACTGCTGCATCATGTCCGGCTCGCCCTTCATGTAGATGTAGGCTTCCATCAAACTGCCGTACAGCATCGCAATTTCTGCGTTTTCACTTAGCCAAGTAGTCCCGGAACCCGCGCCTGCCGTCAAACTGGCCGGTCTGTAGAAGTAATGCAGCTCAACAGCGTAAGAACTGTCGGGAGTAGGGCCTAAAATAAAATTATCGACGTCAAAAACCGCGTAATAACGCGGATTTCCGGTCGTTGTGGCGTCTGGATTGAAGGTTTGGACAAAATCGGCGTCTTTGAACTCTAAAAACTGGTGATCGCTGTTTCCGTCTACAAAAGAAAGCGAAAAAGGCGCTAAAAAATCGCTTGGACAAGCCAAATACTTGTTAGAAGCGCTCATCGCACCGCTTACATTCTTGCGGAACAGGCTCAATTGCACGTTTTTGAGGATGCGCTCCTCAGCCTGACGGATAAAAACCGGAAGATTATTCACAAACGACGTCTCGTCGTTTTCTGTGTAGTCCTGAATAGCCTGTTTTAGCTGATCGTAGGTAAAACTCATGACGTACTCACCGTAACTGTGCCAACCTGACCAAAGCAAGGCGCTGGTCGCAGGTTAGGGGCTTCAACGAGAGGCACACCGACAAATACATCTAGTGGCTCAACACGATCAGGACGCGCATTTTGCAGCGCTTCGGGGTCCACAACCTTGCGGAAAGGCCCCAACTGAGGATGTTTGGGCTCGTACTCATCCGGACCCACAAGCAAGCCGTTCCACTCGCGTTTCATTACCTTGTACGGGTAAGCGAAACCGGAGCGGTCAGATATAGCCCACGAGTTTTTTCCAGATGCAAACTTTGCCATTAGCCCGCCCTGTAATATTCATACTTCGGCACCACGTTGAAAGACGAACGATCTCTGTCCTCAGTGGCAGCCCTATCAAATTCTTCTTCGTACACAGCTTTAAGCATCTGAACCCGGTTAGGGGCTCGCTTCAATGCAATGTAGTAGGCCAGCCCTGCTGCCAAGCATGGATAGAACCGGAACGGTAAATCCATGGTGTTAGTGTAGTCATCTGCATCGTCCATACGGGTCAGTTC